CCTGACCTCTTCTGGGGCGTTCTGGACAGCCTTGACAATGGCTGTGATCTGCTCCTCATTTAGTTCCTGTGGCTCAAGATTCTGAAACACCTCCACAGCCTGCTGTGTGGTAAGATTCTGTACTTCCAGCACCTGCTGTGCTGGAGCTGGCACAGTCGGAGAGGGAGCCACCGTTGAAGTTGTTTCTGGGGTTGTTGTTGGTGTGGACGTTGTCGTACTGGGTTTTGGCTGTGAAGTCGTCGTCGTGGAGGATGTGGTTGTTTCTGGCTGACTTGTCGTTGTGCTCGTACTTGTGCTGGTTTCTGGCACAGTCGTTGTAGTCGTTGTTGTAGTTGTGGTCGTTGAGGTGGTGGTTGCTGGGGGCACCCACGGCTGAGTTGACGGCACAGGGACAGTCGTTGATGGGGCAGTAGTAGTAGTTGTCGTCGTTGTGGTTGTGGATTCCGTGGTTGTGACCCATGTCGTTGTCGTTTCTGGAATAGTCGTGGTAGTTGTAGAGGTTGTTGTTTCTTCAACCGTAGTAGAGGTGGAAGTCTCTGGAACCGTAGTGGAGGTAGTAGATGTTGGAACAGTTGTTGGTGCGGTCAAGCCGTAGGACCATGTGTACGGCTCGGTTGGCGGACCGTCACGCCAAGCCAAGCAGTCAGACCATGTTGGGTAAAGCCCTGAGCGGTAGTGCTCGATGGGCTGAAGCATTGTCCAGTTGCTCGTGTCGGACTGCCAGCAGGTCCATACGTTGTGGGTGACATCCGCTTTTGCGGATGTTGACATCAGGGCATAAATTGCTACTGATAGAAATATCAGCCAGCGTGACTTCACCACTTACCAAGTGGACACTTAGAGGATTTGATTTTTGTCTTTACTGGCATAAAGCATTTGCAAACTTTGCATTGCGCTAGATGCTTATTAAATTTTTCACATTCACGGCACACGACCATGCGTGCTCGAAGGTCTACTGAATCGGTTCCCATTCTGATGCCCCATCGTTCCAGTTGTGCGTAACAAACCAGTTTCGAATGTCTTCGTCCCATGAATACAGATGATCATCATTTTCCGGGTATGGGACTGGGGCGACCCAATCCAAATCAGAGTTCAACTCCCAGCTTGGGAATGGTGCCGGAAGAATAAAAGAATCCGTAGCTTCATCGTAGCGTGAGCCAACACGTGCAAAAGTCTTTCTGATGTTGCCATGCAGACTGGTGCGCAAGCAGCGTTGTCCACGGAACTGAGAATAATGCTCTTCCCAGTTGGAGACACCATCAACAACTTCCCATTCGTTGCGACCAACAATAACTTCGGTCACAATGTTGTTTTCGTCGAGGAATGCGTAATGTGCCATTAGAAAGTGATCGTCCCTGTGCCACCAGTAAATGAATAGATTCGGTAACCACCGCTGGTGGTTGTCGTGTAGGTCAAACCGCCACTAATGCTTGTGAGTACTGCTTCACTGTCAACATAGCGCAAAGCAACAATACCAGAACCACCAGTTCCACCATAACCAGTTGGACCACCACAGTCACGCCCGCCGCCGCCACCGCCACCACCAGTGTTGGCTCCACCGTTACCACCCCATTTGGTTCGGTTCCAGCACCGCCACCGCCACCGCCCGAACCGCCAGCACAACCAGAACAGTTTTGACAGAAGTTTGCTGCGTCACCTTTTCCACCGCCACCACCACGGGTAACAGCAGAACCAGTAATAGAGTTGCTGAGTCCAGCACCACCAACACATGATGTGGCGGCTGCGCCAGCACCGCCACCACCACCAGCAGTAGAACCATTATAACCTTGTGTTGGTGAAGCCTGTGAACCAGCGTGTCCACCTTGACCGTAAGCAGGTGGATTGCCGCCCTTGGTTGAAGTTATTGTTGAAAGAACAGAATCACTATATGCGCCACCAACAGTAACAGTATAGGTTGTTCCACGAACAAACTCAAGTGGTGCTTCAGCAGAACCACCGCCACCTGTTGTGGCTCCAGTTACAGAAGTACGATAACCTCCAGCACCACCGCCACCAGAACCGTTACCGCCACCATATCCACCACCAGCAATAACAAGATATTGAACTGAAACTGGCGGATTTCCACCACGACGCACAGAGTCAACAGACCCAACAACACCACGACGAGAGCGTGGCGCAAGGGAACCGCCAGAAATGGCGGTACCTCCGAATGGTTCGACTAATGGTCTATTCGCCATTATTTCCTACTAAGCGGTGATTCGGTTGACGTATCCAGAAATGGTGATGACGTTTGCTGTAGCAGCAAAAGCACGGACAACCAAAGCTGTTGCGTTCCCCTTCAGGATCAGACCCGGAACAATCAGGTACAGACCGTTCTCGGCCTTGACCGTGTACTCAATCAGGTCATCTGGCGAAGCAGTGCCACCCCACTCAATTGTCAACTTGCGGTCGGTCGTGTCCGAGTTGTGCGCATAAATCCACACCTCGTCAAGAGTCGTAGTCGTGGTGGAACCCGTGTGAATCGTGGTTCCGGGGGTTGCTGTTGCGGCAACCTTGATGGCCTTGCCATCGGTTGAACCGCTCAGGATTTGCTTGGAAAATGTTGCCATACTGAATACTCCGTTCGTTACCTAGAAAATTGCTGCTGCGAGAATGAACTGGTCATCTTCCTTGGCATTCATGACAAATGCCGTGGTTGCAACCTGTGTGGTGCTGGTGCTGACTGCCGCAGTAGGTGCCGCAGGAGTCCCAGTAAAAGTTGGGCTAGCAAGGTCAGCCTTCAGGGCCGAGCGAGCCGAGGTGTAGTACAGATTCGTTGCACCCTCGGTCAAATCATCAGAGTCTGCTGGAATCTGCGAGGTGATAACAGAGGCACCGGCCACAAACTCTGCCACATCGTTCAGAGCAACCTTCTTCGTGGTTGTTGCGCTCGTATCGACAACAGGCAAAACATCTGCCCCAGCCAAATCCATTGCCGTAATGGCTGTCAACTGTGAAATTTTACTATCAGCCATTGCCTACCTCCAGCAACACAAAGTCTCCATTCTCTAAGAGCAAATCGTTACCACTCTCAAGCTCCAAGTTTGAAACAACAAGATCATTGTCCGACCAAAAACTATTAGCCAAATCCCCCAAAGTAGTACCCTGGGCACCCCCAGAAACATAATAGTCGTACTGCAAAGAACCACGATACTGAAGGCCCACAGTCGACCAATGCGTATACAGCAGATCACCCAAAGTATCCCCACCAGACGGGTACATCGCCTTCAAAGCAACAAACATCGCATCATTAGTCGTTGTCATAATCCCTCATCTTCCTAGGCGACCGTGGCTCACCCTCACAACAAGAATCCTTATAACCACACTCAGGACAACGCCAACGACAAGCAACCGGAGGATACTGGCAACCGCACGTCGGACATTCAACACTGGAACTCATACAACTTTCAGCTGAGCCCTAGAAGCCTTCTCACGCTCAGCAACAGCAGCAATCAACTGATCCAACTCCTCATCAGACAACTGAGAAGCCTGCTTAGAAGACTGAACCGTCACCGTCGCAGGAGCCATACGATTCGTAGCCTGCAAATACAACTGAGCAGACTTCGTATCACCCTCCAAAGCCTTAGAATACAACGTATCCAACAGACGCTGAGTACGCTCCGGAGAACCCTGAATATCATCCACCTTCGCCTTCCACAAAGACAAAAACGGCTCACGCTTCTCCCAACGACGCAACGTAGTCTCATTCACCCCCAAATGAACAGCCATCTTATGCTTCGAAGGCGGAACACGCTCACTAGGAGCAGTACACAGCCAATCCAAATACTGTGTCTGCTGTGCACTAAGCTCTAGTTCGTCATTCTGATTCATCAACAATAAACCCACTTTGTTACCTGTGAACGCAATGTAACGGAAGGGGGGGACTATAGGGGGGGAAGGCAAACATGTACCCGATGCCTCACCCCAAGGTGGGGCGAGGGTTACGACCACAGTCAACGAAAAGGAAAGCAACATGAAACCAGCTCCCAAAAAGTCAACCACTAAAAGATCTGCCCCTAAACGACCTTCCACCAAAAAGCCTGGTGCTTCCTCAAGGAAACCAAGGATCGGAGATGAAATCTCCAAAGGCGAACGAGACGCCGCAGAGCGTTATGAAAAGGCTAGACAGAAAATGCTCAACCAGTACTTGACAGACATGGCCAATACTCCACCATCCCAACGTGCGCCCATCGCACGAACTGGACCAGTTTCTGGTGGAAGAAGCTCGCTTTATAGCCGTCTTACCGGCGGACTTACCAACAGAGGAAAGTAAATGGCAACCAGCAGAAAAGACCCACGGCTCGCCAGAGCCGGAGTCTCCGGATACAACAAACCAAAACGAACCCCAGGACACCCATCCAAGTCACACATCGTTGTAGCTAAATCAGGCGGACAGATCAAAACGATCCGTTTCGGACAGCAAGGCGTCCGCACCAACCAGACCGCCGGCCAACGAGAAGCATTCAAATCACGACACGCCAAAAACATTGCACGAGGACCCCTCAGTGCCGCATACTGGGCAGATCGAGTCAAATGGTCCCCCAGCAAAACAACCCAACCCAAAAACAAGAAATGGGTAAAAGGAAGCTGAACGTGGCATACAACAAGCCAACACTCAGAAAACGCATAGTCTCTTCAGTTAAAGCAGGCTCACAAGGCGGAAAACCCGGACAATGGTCCGCACGCAAAGCCCAAATAGCCAACCAACGCTACGAAAAAGCAGGCGGAGGCTACACAGGCCCCAAAACCCAAAACCAATCAAACCTCACCAAATGGACCAAAGAAAAATGGCGCACCTCAGACCGCAAACCAGCCGCCAGAATAGGCGGAACCACACGCTACCTACCAGACAAAGCTTGGAACAAACTTAGCCCAGCCCAAAAAGCCGCAACAAACCGCAAAAAGATAGCCGGATCCAAACAGGGCAAGCAATTCGTTGCGAACACAAAAGCAGCAAAAACAGCAGGACGCAACGCAAGACGCCCCCGATAACCCTAAAAGCCTTATATCAAAAGGCCCGCATCCATAATTTAACACCCCCACCCCTATCCCGACAGAAACCGCTCTCGCCACAAGCTGATACCATCCATATTGTTGTAGACC